ATCACGGTGCCGTAACAGGTGAGAATGAGATTTATCTGACCTCTGAAAGCTTTGAATCCCCTTTAAAAGCCAGTAATAGCGCACGAGCGCTCAAGAAAAAACATAAAATCGAAGCGTACATTAAGAAATCCGAAAAGCGTGAGAAAAACAATAAACCATTTAAAATAGTTCGAAATGTCCGTTTGTACACCGAAGCCGAAATGGCCTCGATAACCAACTTAAGGTTTCGAGAAGCGTGGGTTATCATCAGTCCCACGGGGTGTTTTGTCGCAGACGCAAAAAGCCCTGGTAGCATTACAGACTACGTAAAACAAAGAGAGCAAGCAAAAATTTATCCTTCGTACGAAGAGGCAAACCTGCGTTTAAAGACCCTGGACATGGTCATAAAACGCGGTCATTCGCTTCAAAGATTTTTTGTAGAAGCTAATGCGTTCAATAAATAAACTGCTATAAAATAAGAACAGACTTAGATCCAATCCCGTGGCTTTTCGTTTTGCTGGTGAACTCCCCTTGACGGGATATGTGCGTAGCGCAAAGGGTTCTCGAGGGGGTCGCTTAGGCAGAGAGTCCGAGATGGGAGAAGAAGTGTATGGCGGCGGATACGGTATGGGTAACTATGTGAATATTGAAAACAACCCCATCCAGACCGTAACCGGTGCAGTTGCTAACACCGGCACTATGGGCAACATCGGCGGCGTCGGCGCGACGACTGGCGGAGAAACCACTACCCCCGAACCGACCACACCGACTGAGCCCACACTGACTCCTCGTGCTAGTTACGTCCCTCATAAAGTCACTTACCAGGAAGATCCGTTTGCAAACCTGACCTCACAGGAAGCAGTCGGTAAGGCTAACCAGCTCCTGGCACGGGCTATTGGCGACGTGCAAGTCAAAGATCAAACAACCTATAACAAGCTTTTTGAGCCCCTGTATCAGGATCTGCAAACCGGAAACGACTACGGTAAAGATATCGAGCGCTTCTACACTGCGGCTCGAGGAGCAGGTTTCGAACCCTACGCCACCACCGGGACTGATATCAAAAAAGGAGCAGATAACGTCGCGGATTACTCGGCTTTTGTGAACCAGAAGTTCGGCGAAGCTTTCTATGATCCGGCTGACTTTGGTCGTCGCATCATCGAAGCTAAAGCTTTCTATCGTCCCGGCGGCGAAGCTACCAATCTGACCGCAATCGGTCAGGTCGCGAACGAAATCGCGGGTGGTCGTGGTCAGTTCTACGGCAAACAAACGCCTGAGTACGGTGGCGGTTACCGAGCTGCAAGCTTCGTTAACAAGAGCGATCCCTTCCGCGCTTACTACGAATCTTACCTGAAAGGTATGTAATGGCAGCACGCTATGCGGGCGATATCTTTTATCGCCCTTTAGTTTCTGAGGAGCAACGCGAATATCTTGGAGAGTCGGAATTAAAACGCCGATTCGCAGATCTACGTACGATGTTCACGCCGAAACAAAAATCGTTCCAAGAGCAATATCTCAGTACACTTAAGGCGGTACAGCAACAAGCTGAGAAGACCGATGAAAGTTCTAGCACTTCAGGTCGATAGACTCAGGCTTAAAATCGGCACAAAACTTTTAAGGCTGTCTAAAGCCGTTACAGGCAAAAATAACCTACGCTTTCTCCTACTAGAAGCGGCGGAAGAATTTGAGCCAAACGACATCTATTGAAGAACACTGCCTCGCGGTAACCCGAAAAGGAAGAAAGGTCGAGCTTTCAGTTTCTTCCCTCGACTCAAACCACGCGCAAGCTCAGGCTGCGGATATTTGTCGGGCTTTGGGAGGGGAAAGTTTCAGTCTTAGTTATAAGGAAAAAAAGAGTTGTTACATTTCCGAACTTTTCAAACGATTAGCTTTTAACGATTTCAGCCCGAAGGAGTGTTTTTTATGGGACGGTCCGTCAGCAAATGAATCTCCGTGTGTGTACTTGTTTGGAACAAGGATATATGTCCGGACGCTCCAGTTGAAGTATTTAGATATACCCAAAGATGATCTGACAACCAAGAGCACTTGTAAATGTGCCAAATGCGTCAACCCATATCATTTCACCTATGTAAATGGAAAAAATGCCAAACTTTCTTGCGGCGACAGGAAACTGCTCCTAGCGTACCGTGGCCAAGGCGCTCCAGTGGGGCAAATAGCCGAGGCACTAAAGGTCCATCGCTCAACCATTTACAGACACCTTAATTATGAACGTCTTTCTTCTCGGATTGAGGGTGACTGACGAAGCACTCGAAACCGACGATGTTCTCAACGTCCTAACGGAGAGTCTCCCGTCGAACGACAAACGAGTCCCAACCAAAGTCCAACTCCTCCAAAATAAGTCCCACTATGTGGGTAAACTCTTGTTGGGGCTGAAAAAAAACGACACAGTTCTCGCAATCGGTCCGACTCGAGCTACTCCTGACGGAGTTCTTCAGATGCAGCCGATGCTGGCTGTGACAAAAGAAAATTTCGAAGACCTACTTGCAATAAATTTGTTTATTGCCACGGGGGGTCTTGGTCCCAAAAGCGAGGAGGTCGAGCTCGGCGACACGACGGTTACCAACCGTTCGCTGGCCTGGCAAACAGAAGAGAAAGAAACCGCTTGGTTCAAGCTCACTGCTTGGGCTGAATTATCGGCACAACTTGCCGAGCTTTCTCCCGGAACTCCAACAATCGCTGTAGGGAAAGTTTCAACCAGTGAGAAAGACGACAAGAGCTACCTCAACTACGTCGTCGACAAAGTCCTTTACCTACCTAAGACCTCTAAAGCTGCCCCCAAAAAAGCTGCCGATCCTGAAAAAGGCAAGGTTGCTGCTGCCGCTCTCGGTTCGATCGATTTTTCTCTTTGATTTAGGAGCTGACTCATGGTATTTATCGCTGGCCAATTTTCGGAAGACGAAATTCTCTGTAATGTCCCTCCGCATACTCTTCGAATAGACCTCCAGGCACGTCGATGGAAATCTGACGTTGATCCTGAAAGCGCAATTGTCGACAAAAACGAGAACGGAATTCCTATTGAGTTCGTTCTTCTTGGGTTCTCGCCCTTTTTCGGGAACCTGGGAATGAGGAATCAAGAAGAGTTTCTCCGAATTGCTTACATCGGAGTAAGCCCAAACCACAGGCTTCTACCTCCTCGCTGTGTGACAACCTCGATGATTTCGGGTAAGTCTTCTCAGAAAAACTTCATCGCATACTTTCAAACGTTATATAACAACAGAATTAACTGTGCTTCTGTTGTTACTAGCACAAAGTTTGTGACTCGTAGTTTTAACGAACGGGACCCTGTGACGGGTGCTGACGGGGCGAAAATTAATTTCAACGCTCTCGAGTTCTCCGATAGACCTGCTGCTTCTGACGAAGAGAAAAAACTCATTCAAGATGTAAATGACTGGATCACTGACGCAGGAACAAATCTTGTCGCTTCGGCGCTCAAGTCACATATTCCGGGATCAGATCTCGTCGAACTCCCTCTTGGCTCAGATCATGCAGAGATCAAAGCGCGTTTCGCAGACTCGCATCCATCCGGACCACAGGCTTCATTGGCCTCAGCTCCTGCTCCTAAGACTCTTAAGTCTGCTTCTGTGGAGGAACCCAAGACGGAAGAGGCACCTCCCGTACCCGAACCTAAGAAGACGGTACAACTAAGCGAGGAGCAAGCAAAAGCTCTTGGTATAGACTTCTAACGTCCTGTCGAAGGGACACACGCGGCCCGAAAGGGCCGTTTTTTTTTATCTCAAGCTTCCCTTTCACTCTCCAAAGGGTGATCAACAGGACGGTCTTCAAAAAGATCCGTCAGAGGAGGAAGGAGCACACCATTACGAGCGCACCAAGAAATTAAATTAGTGAAGAGCTTGCTCCGTAAAAGGTACTGCTGATGGGTGGCTTCGAAGACTTCAAGTAGTTGCTCCTTGTCAAGCTTCTTCGCATCAAGCATTACGCGTTGATGTAAAAAGCTCTGTTCGGTCCCAAGCCATCCAAGATTTAACATAATCTTCAGATGCAACAACACCACTTTAGGTGCAGGACACATCGACAACCTAAAGAAAACCGCTAAGCTCTGTTCGATCTCGCCATGATCATTAGTGGACGATTTTTACAGCATCCCCAAAGGGGTGACTCATGCACTTGTCAAGCACACCTACATGACTGGCTCCATCTTGGTTCCTTACGATCCTCTGGGCGTCTTGTCTGATCAATTAAGAAGTCACAACTTCAAGGTTACAAGAAACGAAGATGTTGAGAACCTAACCGATCCTGTGTGGTGGGTATCCGAAAAGCAGAAAAACTACGACTGGGTAGTAGCGTCTACAATGGGTTTAAGTGACTTGAGTGAGTATATACTTGAATACGGAATGCAGATTGCTCTAGAGGGTATAGCGGTTTTAGATAGATTATCTTTTATCGAACCTGTCGCTAAACGCAGGAACTTTCTCCTGAAGCATAGGATGTCCAATATGGTTGTTTTGAGCCCACGGCCTAAATTTCGTGCTATTGGATCAACTAAAGACTCCGTTACAAGTTGCTGGTTCCTCTTCCAGCACCCCGATAAATGGCGGGATAACACACAGATCTCTTTCGGATTAAATTGGGACCGCGTTGATCAGCTTCCTTCCTTACCCCTATGAAATCTAAATCTCAGAAGTTTGAAGACTTCCAGCGCTCTGTGGTAGAGCAACTTCATGCGGTCAACGAAAAACTCGACAAGGTCTGCGCTCTCCTCGTGTCGACTCAGCTCCTTCAGGAATGTGTGTCCCCCGAAGGGCAGACACGTACTGCCGAAGAATGTGCCGACATTGTCAACGAAAGCTACTGCGCAGGTATGTGTCTGTCGGAGGAGCTCAATGCTCGATCAAAAGAGTTTGAGTATCAAAAATCTGAATTCTTTATTGAAACAGAGGAAGATGAAGAATATTCAGATGATATAGACGAAAATGATGATGACGACGAACCCGATACTCGGAGGTCAGTGTCTATGAAATTCTGAATAAAGACACTAAACTTGGGTTAATTTGACACAGGTTTGTGTCCCAAACACGATTAACCCTTAACGGCTTAAGGCACTACAACTGCTCCGGAGTTCCTGTTCCGCTAGCTTCCGTAACAAGTATTCTCTCTGCCACACAGACAGAGGAAACGCGTAAAAAGTTGGCC